TAATTCAAACAAAGAAAGCGAAGGCCAAGCAGAAACTGACGGAGATCAACGCGATCACCGCCTTGAAGGAGAAGCAGATCGCCGGTGAAGTCTCGTGGGAGGCTTCAGCCGTTGATCAGATGAAGGGAAGCTGGAAAGATGAGCTGATTTTAATTTGTCTGCTCGCGCCAGCCGTAGCAGTCTTCATCCCTGGAATGACGGAACACATTGAAAAGGGTTTTGTTGCACTGCAACAACTCCCTGATTATTACAAGCATCTGTTATACATCGCCTGCTCGGCGAGTTTCGGGATCAAGGGTGTTGGATCAGCGGTCAAGTTCTTCCAGAAAAAGTGAAGATAGATCCGGCACAGGTTGACAAGTGGAGGATATTTCCCCGCCTGTTGATAACTTTATACGGAGTCGCTTTTTGGCGCACGACGGAATGGTTCATGGACCTTCCTGACCCGTCAATGGCGCAATCAGGATTCGTGTCCATAGTAGTGGGCGCGGGCGCCGCATGGTTCGGCCTCTATGTGGGAGGAAGCAAGCAGGCGAGCGTTAAAATAGATAACAGGGACTAAATGGACGAAATAAGACTGGTAGAAAGAATATTTAAAATAATTAGGGCTAGACAGACCCAGATTAATGAGATAATAACAGGTAACCAAGTAAAAGACTGGAATGATTATCAAAATCATCTGGGACAGCTTGAAACATTGAATTACATTGAACAGGAACTCTCGGACCTGCTGAAGAAACAGGAGCAAAATGAACACTCTGATTTTACCGAAACACGTCGCTGAGCGGCGCATCAAGCAAGTAGAAAAAGAAAAAAAAGAAAATAATATTCCCGAAGCATCAAAACTGCCCAGGCCGACAGGCTGGCGCATTTTAGTGTTGCCTCATCGTGGACAAGGAAAGACGAAAGGCGGAGTCCTGCTTTCTGACAAGACGGTTGAGGAAACACAAATTGCGACGAATGTTGGTCTTGTCTTGGCAGTGGGGCCGGACGCGTACAGTGACAAGGAGCGTTTTCCAAACGGACCTTGGTGCAAGGAGAAAGACTGGGCGATATTCGCCCGCTACGCTGGTTCGCGCCTCAATATTGAAGGCGGGGAACTGCGCATTTTAAACGACGATGAAATTCTGGGCACAACTGACGACCCGGAAAGCATTCTATCGCCGGTAACCCATTAACATGGAGAGGAAACCATGCCCGAAGCAGAAGCAAAAGATCCTATGGTCGAACTGGACGTATCCGGTGATTCCGTGGATGTTGAATTAAAAGAAAAGGAAACAAAAAAAGATACTCCGGAAGTTACCGTCAAGGAGGAACAACCGGAAGAAAAAGAAGAATCTAAAACAGAAGAAAAAGACGAGCGCGAGGAATACAGCGAAGGCGTCAAGAAGCGTATTGACCGCATGACCTATAAAATTCGCGAAGCGGAAAGAAGAGAAAAAGAAGCCGTCAATTACGCCCAGCAAGTCAAGGGAGAACGGGACAGTTTACAAACAAAATTTGACAAGTTGGACGACGGATACGTCAATGAATTCACGGGACGCGTGAAATCCCAACTGGAATCAGCCAAGATTCAGCTTAAAGACGCCGTGGCGAAAGGGGACGTGGACGCCCAGGTTGCCGCGAATCAGTCGCTGGCGAGGCTGGCCATTGAGGAGGAGCGCATAAAAGCCACCGAGGATCAGCGAAAAAAATATGAGGAATCATTAAAAAACGCTGGACAAATAGGTGAACAACCTGTACAAAGTAGAGTTCAACAACCCAGACCTGATCCTAAAGCGGAAGCTTGGGCTGAAAAAAACGAATGGTTTGGAAAAGACGAAGCGATGACATACGCCTCGTTCGGCATTCACAAGAGGCTTGTGGAGGAGGACGGATTCAATCCTACAAGCAATGAATACTACGAGGAAATTGACAAACGCATTCGCAAGGAATTTCCCCATAAGTTTAACGGGGGAGAACAGGCAAGCAGCAAGCCCGTCCAGACAGTTGCATCCGCCTCAAGAACCTCAGGTACTGGACGCAAGACCGTGAGACTCACACCGTCACAAGTAGCGATTGCTAAAAAATTAGGTGTGCCACTTGAAGAATATGCGAAATACGTGAAGGAGTAGGCATATGGATAAATTAAATGAAAAGAAAACTCCACGCGCTGCCCAGACCCGAGACAAAACGACTCGAAGGAAACCATGGGCACCACCATCATCTCTTGATGCACCACCTGCACCCGACGGGTTCAAGCATAGGTGGATACGCGCTGAAGTCTTAGGAAAAGAAGATAATAAAAATTTATCGGCTAGACTAAGAGAAGGATTTGAGCTTGTAAGAGCTGATTCCGATGGCGAATATCCAACAATACAGGATGGCAAATATGCAGGTGTTATAGGAGTTGGAGGATTATTACTGGCAAAGATTCCGGAAGAAATCGTGGAAGAACGTATGTCTTATTTTGCGGATAGAACGCAGGACAGAGACGACGCAATAGAAAGCGATCTATTGAAGGAACAACATCCCAGTATGCCAATCAGTAAACCTGATAGGCAAAGTCGTGTAACCTTCGGTGGTAACAGGAAAAACTAATTTTTTAGCTCTTCCTCCATCGAATTGAATAATTAATACTTAATCGGAGGATTTTTCCAATGGCAAACCAAGATGCGGCTTTCGGGTTCAGACCCGTGGCACACTTAGCTGGTGGAACGATTCGTGCGAGAGAATATAAAATTGCAGCGAACTACAATACAGCGATCTATACAGGTCAAGCTGTAACGGCTGTTACTGCGGGCGGAATTGAAATCTGCGCCGTAGGTGCGGTGGTTCTAGGCGTATTTTATGGTGTCTCTTATACGGATCCAACGACTGGCAAACCAACTTGGTCAAAATACTATCCGGCAAGTACTAATGCAAGTGACTTAAAAGCTATGGTCTATGACGATCCTTACATTGTGTTTGAAGTACAGCACGATGGCACAGGAACGGCGGCGATGAACTTCGGTGGACATGATTTTGTAGGAACTGGTGGAAGCACCATTACTGGAAGATCTACACAGGAGCTCGATACGTCTGAAGTTGACACATCTGGTCAGTTTAAACAGATCGGAATTTCAACGGATCCTGACAATAGCGATACAAGTTCTGCTAACTGTAATGCATACGTAGTGATGAATACAGCCGAGCATACTTGGAAGTTAACAACCGCATTAAGTTAGAGTGAGGCAAATAAATGGCAATTTCTAGAAACCAGTTGGTCAAAGAACTTGAACCAGGCCTCAACGCCTTGTTTGGGTTGGAATACGACCGCTACGAAAATCAGCACACACAAATTTTCGACACTGAAAATTCTGATCGTGCTTTCGAAGAAGAAGTAATGCTATCCGGTTTTGGAAGTGCTCAAGTGAAACCTGAAGGTGGTTCAGTCAATTACGACGATGCTACTGAAACTTTCACTGCGAGATACACTCACGAAACTCTGGCATTGGCTTTTTCAATAACTGAAGAAGCAGTAGAGGACAACCTTTACGATAAAATCAGTTCACGTTATACCAAAGCATTGGCACGTTCGATGTCAAACGCTAAGCAAGTAAAAGGCGCTAATGTTCTCAACAGAGGATTCAATAGCTCTTATACTGGTGGCGACGGCTTAGAGCTTTTCTCTACAGCCCACGTTACTCTTGGCGGAAACGTCAAAAACGAGCTATCAACTGCTGCGGATCTTAACGAAACATCTCTTGAGCAAGCTTTAATTGACATTGCTGGAATGAAAGACGAAAGAGGAATGAAAATTTCTCTTAACGGCACAAAAATGATCATTCCAGTTAATCTTCAATTTACTGCTGAGAGACTGATGAAATCGCAATTGAGACCAGCTACTGCGGATAATGATATTAATGCTAATAGAAGCATGGGAATGATCCCGCAAGGGTATGTAGTTAATAATTTCTTAACTGATACTGACGCGTGGTTCATTAAAACCGATGCTCCAAATGGCATGAAGCATTTCCAAAGAACACCTGTTTCCACTAAAATGGAAGGTGACTTTGATACTGGTAACGTTAGATACAAAGCAAGAGAAAGATACAGCTTCGGCTGGTCTGACTGGCGCGGTATCTTCGGATCACCAGGAGCTTAATTCATATTCATGGGGCGTCTTGTACGCCCCATGATACAACTAGGAGTAACCAATTGTGCCGACTGTCCTAGCAGACGATCGTAGAAGCG